AACGTACGGTTGACTTGACATTAGATAGGCTTGTCGCGGCGTTCTAGCGGGTTTTGTAGCCGGCGGGGTAGTCCAGTGCCCCGCCGGACTCGATGCACTGTTAGAACGCAAACGAAAGGGTACTAAACCATGACACGTGACGATGACAACTTACGGCAGCAGTGTGAACACGTGGCGGATACGGTGCGGCAGTATGTCGCACTGATCGAGTCCGGCGAGTACGGCGGTATGTATGCCGTATATGCGGATACGCCAGACAGCGCCACGGATACGCTTGTCGCCGGCGATATCGTCGCATCGAGGGACCTTGAGTTGGATATAGCTTTGAACGCCGGCACGCTGGCACGTTTGGTGGCAGCTATCCCCGACGATGGTCCGTTGGCACCGTATTCGCGCAGCGCAGAGATTGTTGCGTTCGCGGCCAGGCGTGAGATTTGTGTGGAACATGCGTTGGTTGAGTTGGTTAATGCGGCTTTGTCGCATGGTTTAGATCAGGAGGTTTGATAGGTATGGATGTTTACGTCATGGATGTTGAGGTAGACGCCTGCGGAGGCGACTACGTGGGTGCAACGCAGGTGTATTCAAGTCTTGAAGCAGCGGTAGACGGGCTCAATGACTGGTTGATGGACATGCTGATCTTTGTGCAGGAAGCGCACTACGACGAGTCAAGTTTAGTTGATGCCGCCGGTGAGGTTTCGTTTGTCGGTAACGATCTGCTGGTTTCTAATGGGCCGTGGCATGGGGCTGACTTGACATGGGGTATTAACAGGCATCAGGTACGGGAGGTTTGATTGTGTTGCACGTTTATGTGGCAGGGATCGAGCTAGAGACACCTGGGTTTACCGGTGGTTACTGCGCTGTGAATTACACAGCGCAGGGCGCAGAGCAGGAAGTTTTGGACTGGTACGGGCGGATGTGCAAAACCGTCCCTGATTCGTTCGACATGCTTGATTACGACGACGATGTTGCTTCGTTTTATTGCTGGCGTATGCCTGTTAATGGTCAACCACAGGAGGTTTGAGCATGACAACAAAGCTTTGGGCTGAGGTAGGTATCTGGAACGCCGGCGAACCAGCACTCTTGGTTATGCAAGGCGAATACGACGACGACGGGCAGATCGTAGACACACCTACCGTGCTACACGATGTGGCACTAGACGCCCAGGAGGATGTTGACCGCGACATGCTGGAACTGCCGTGGCAAGAGCCTTTGGCCGCGCTGGGATACCGACGTGTGCCCGGCAGCAATCACGAATATCTGCCCTATTCGGTTGCCTTTGATATTGAGGAGGTTTGAGGATGTTTGACCCCGACGAATGGGATGTCATCAAACTGTCCTGGTCACTCATCGAATTCGACCCCTACGAGCCCGAATGGGAAGGTTTGGCATGACCCGGTACAGGATCGGGGACACAGTAGTTGACCCCACCTACCTACCACACCACCGGATACAAGGTGTGGTCACCGCTGTGGCACACGGCATGATACGTGTGCATTGGCATCTGTCAGATGAATACGAATGGGTGCCGGCGACAGACATAACAAAGGCTTGAACTTGACTCAAGGTTCCATAACACGTATTATGAAAGGGTAAAAACAACAACATACCAGGGGGGAAATCATGGAAGATAACATGAACGAGAAACCACCAGAACTATCCCTTGCGGTAATAGAAGCTTTGAAAGCGCAAGGCTACACACAGTCAGACATAGCCCGCATGTTCGACAGGACACGGCAAGCGGTGTCCTGGCACAAACACACCTACAACGGTTCGCTCACAGTGCGGGAAGAAGCCATGAAGCACTACCCGTGGAAAGTGAAAGGGGAGCAGTGTTACACGTCCCCGTACCGGTTGTCCCGTGACCATCTCGAATACATGGCTACCGCCGGCAAAGGTATGAGCTCCCGCAAACTTGCGGCGCTGCGAACCTTCTACACCAAGATCCAGCAAGGTTTCGTGCTGGAACACGACCCGAACCTGCCCCCAGAACCGGGGTTTTGCAACAAAGGAGGTTTCGCTTGGAGGAAACACAGAAGCTCGGACGGGGATCTCATCATCAGGGTCAACGAGCACACCCAGTTGACAGAGCAAGCCCACCGGCTGTGGAAGCTCCCACCCCAACTTCCTTAGATTTTTTGTTGTCAGATCCACGTGTTTTAATCTTCGCCCCGGCACAGGGCGGAGAAGTGGAAGAACACATGAAACTGGAAGAAGGTTTGAGCTATGCCAACCCGCATTGGATCTTCGCCGGCGAACGAAACCACGGCGAAGGTTTCGTGTACCGGAGTGTCCTCGTCGCGGACGACGACCCTGAATACCTGGCCGTGAAACAAAGGTTTGACGGGTTCACTGTGACACACAGAGAAGTCATCGAGGATGAGCAGATGATGTTCGGTCACGGTGAACTGACCATTTTTGGGAAGGTTTGAGATGCACAGGTCGGTGTCCCAACTGAAGCTGTATGAGCGTTGCCCTTACGCCTACAAGCTTTCCCGCATCGACAAGGTTTGGTCTAGGCCGGCTGCTTGGTTAGCCCAAGGCTCGGCGGTTCACGAGGCTGCTGAAGCCTACGAGCGATCCGGTCGAACCATGACCCTTGAAACGATGCAGGATGTGTTTAGGGAGTCCTACAGCCGGCACATCGAGGAAGCCTGTCAGGTCACACCGAACTTCGAGTTTTGGTTCAAGTCCGGCCCTTACGGTGGTGAACTTGACATTGAGAGGCGTTACTCGATTGGTTTGGATCAGTGCGAAAAGTACATTCGCTGGTATGCAGGTCATCCGCAGGAAGTTATCTGGATCGCCCCAGATGGAAGCCCAGGTATCGAACTAGGTTTCGATATTGATTTGGATGGTGTTCTGGTTCGGGGGTTCATTGATGCGGTGATCGACACTCCGGAAGGTTTGGTTGTTAGGGACAACAAGACCGGGGCTCAACCCGGTGACTCGTTCCAACTCGCTGTGTACGCGGTGGCGTTAGCGGAGCAGTACAACATTGTGCAGCCCACAACAGGGGATTATTGGATGGGGAAGTCGGGGAAACCGACTGTTCCTTACCGGATCGGGGAGTGGACGCGGGAACGGGTCAGAGAAGCGTTCCTGAGGCTTGAGGAAAACATTCAAGCCGAAAGGTTTGACCCCGACCCAGACCCGAAGAAGTGCGCTTTCTGTGATGTGAACTGGGCTTGCAGATACGCAACTTGACATTAGGAGAACAGTGTTCACCCTCAACCAATCACTACACGTCAAAGGGCACTCCGGTGACCCCCTACCCGCAGTGTGGAAAACACTTGAACAGAAAGGAACGAACTTCCTACGCGGGCAACTAGCGTTGATTTGCGCCGGCCCCGGCGTCGGCAAATCCGCGCTCATCCTCACCTACGCACTCAAAGCCAAAATACCCACCCTGTATTTGTCAGCAGACTCCGACGCTTTCACCCAACTATCCAGAACCCTGTCAATCCTCACAGGGAAACCGTTATCCGAAACAACGAACATGGTTCGCGCAGGCAACATCGGGGACGACGGAAAAAAGTTCGACGGCATACCCATCAGGTTCGTCTATGACGCATCACCTGACCTGGGGAGGATCAAAGAGGTTCTGAAATCGTATTGGGAACTCCAAGGCGACTACCCGGCTTTGTTGATCGTGGACAACATCACCAATGTTCGTACCGGCGGTCAGGAGAACGATGAGAACCCTTTCGCCGGGTTGGAATCGTTGATGGATTTCCTGCACGACAAAGCCCGCAAAACAGGATCCTGCGTAGTCGGTTTACATCATGTCACGGGTAAGTACAACGATGCTGAAGGCCATGTGCCTTTGTCGGGTGTGAAGGGACAACTGGCGCGTGTGCCGGAAATGGTTTTGACGCTTCATAAAGTGAACGAACCGTTGGGGCCGGCTTCCCTGCGGATTTCCACTGTGAAGAATCGGGCGGGTAAGGCTGATCCTTCCGGTTTCGATTATGTGGCGTTGGATTTTTGGGGTGACACTATGACCATTAAGGACAGATCGTGAACTTGGATGTTTTGTTGACTTTTGCTTTGTTCATTTGGTTGGCGAATGTGTTGCTGATCGCTTGGGTGGTTTCCCGATGATTCAGTCGATTTTGTTGGCGTTGGCTGTAGCTGCCGGGTTGAAATTGTGGTCTGACTGGTACCGGTCACGGCAGCTCGATGAGGCGATCCGGAGGATCCTCGATGACCACGAAACGTAAACCGGGGCACCGGTCACAGGATCGCCGGCATAAACGTAAGAACTGTATTGATTGTGTTGATGAGGGGATCACGACTGGTAGGAAGGCACCGCATCCTGGGCCTCGTTGCGCCACCCATCATCGCGCTATCCGCGCTAACCGCCGCAGCAGCACTCAAGAGCAGCGGTGGATGCAGGTTTACGGCATCAGCGGTGACGAGTACTGGGCGATCTACCGCTACCAAATGGGAAGGTGTTTCATCTGCCAGCGTGCCACAGGTGTTAGGCGAAAGCTGTCCGTTGACCACTGTCACAAAACAGGTGTTGTTAGAGGACTGTTGTGTTCTACCTGCAACTCGAAGATATTGGGTCACGCCAGGGACGAGATTGCGTTCTTTGAGCGGTGTATCGACTATTTGACTGACCCGCCAGCTGTTCGTGTTATTGGTGAGCGGATCACTCCCGACATGCAAACTTGACAATAGGAGCATAGGATTTGAGGATAGGAAGTCTCTGCACAGGCTACGGCGGCTTAGACATGTCTGTGCATAAAGTCTTAGGAGGCGAACTGGCTTGGTTCGCTGAGTTCGACAAACACCCTTCAACTCTGCTTGCCGAAAGGTTCCCCGACGTACCCAACTTGGGGGACATAAAACAAATCAATTGGTTTAACTGGAAACCGCTGCTTGAGGTTGACGTTCTGGTGGGAGGCTACCCATGCCAACCATTCAGTGCAGCAGGGAAACGAAAAGGAGAAAACGATGAAAGACACTTGTGGCCTTACATCAGGGAAGCCGTTCGCGTACTTCGACCCAGATACACGTTCCTTGAGAACGTGGCAGGGCACAGGTCTATGGGGTTCGGAACAGTTTTGCGGGACTGTGCCGAAGACGGGTTCGATGTCAGGTGGTGTTCTGTACGAGCTTCCGACGCCGGAGCCCCGCATCGAAGGGAGCGACTTTTCTTCTTGCTTACCGACTCCTCGAACATCTGACAGCACAGGGGCCGGCAAGCATGGTACCGGCGGTATGGATTTACGCACAGCCGTCGCACTTCTACCGACGCCCCGGGTTAGGCATGGAGACAGCTCAGAATCCGGCCTGCGCCGTAATAGTCCTGGCATTGAAGCGGTCACCTACCACTTTCCTGAAGCGCAGTGGGGCAAGTACGAACCTGCGATCCGACGCTGGGAGCAACTGACCCGGCCAGCGCCACAACCCACCGAACCCAACAAAAACGGAAAACCGCGACTCAACGCAGCATTTTCCGAATGGATGATGGGACTACCAAAAGGATGGGTTACAGACATAAACATCCCCTACGGTGCGAAACTCAAACTACTAGGGAACGGTGTAGTACCTCAACAAGCCGAACTAGCCTTACGTCATTTACTTGACATTGGGTAACCACAGGGGCAGATTCAAATGGCAAAAACACACAAGATACAAAGGAAACCTCAAAACGTATTGGACAAACCCTGACAGGCGACACAACAAACACAGGAAAACACCATTGATAACCCAAGCGATCCAATACCTCACCCCAGGGTGGGAACCGCCCGCCGACAACGGAAAGAAATGGGTACACACCCTGTGCCCATTCCACCCCGACTCCATCAAATCAGCCGCAATCTCCTACCAACTAGACGCCTTCAACTGTCTCGGCTGCGGAGTCAAAGGCAACCCGGTGACGCTGATCGCCACACAGAAAGGAATCAACTATTCATCAGCTAAACGAATCGCAGAGACACTATCTGCTGCAAGCGGCCAAACGCTACCACCAAAGCCTACCCGCAAGCCCAGCATCAGAGTATTTGACGACTAGAGGGCTGCAAAACCCGTCAATCGGTGACAGATACAAACTCGGATATGTCGAAGATCCAATGCCGGGTCATGAAATGTTTCGCGGATATCTAGCAATCCCGTATCTCAGGCCGGCGGGGGTTATAGCGATCCGTTTCCGATGCCTACAAAACCACGAACACCAAGGGCACGGCAAATACATGTCAGTGGCAGGCGACAAACCGCACCTATACAACACCGCAGCACTCATGCAACAAACACCTGCGGTGGCGATCACAGAAGGTGAAATAGATGCGATAACCGCCGACCTGTGCGGAATCCCGGCAGTAGGAGTGGCCGGCGCTCACGTATGGCAACCACACTTCCGCGACCTGTTCCTCGGATACCGGGACGTGTACGTGCTGGCCGATGGTGACCCGGCAGGGCAGCAGTTCGGAACAACCATCGCTGAACAGTTGCCGAACGCGAAAGTCATCCCCATGCCGCCGGGGGATGACGTGAACTCGCTGGTTGTCAATCACGGCAGGAACGCTTTAATCGAAAGGATGAAATGAAACAGGTGATTGTTTACACGCAGCCCGGATGCCTGCCCTGCAAACGGGTGATTGACAAGATGTGGGATGCGGGGATTGATCCGGAGATTATTGATATCAGCCGCGATCTAGTGTCAAAAGATTATTTGACCCGATGGTTGGGTGCGAAGTCAACCCCTGTTATTGAGGCTGACGGGTTCGACCCGGTTATCGGCTATCAGCCTGACAAGTTGAAGGAGATTATCGGTGCGTTTGGAAATTAACTTCACGGTGGGTATGGAGTTCCCGAAGTGGGTTGAGCGGATCCACGACTATGTTTGGTCAGAAGAAAGTGAAGAAGATGCTGATTAGACGTAAATCCACCTTGACTGGTGTGGTTCGTGAAATGGATTTACCTGTCACAGAGAAGCAGATCAGTTTATGGAAGGAAGGGGTGTTCGCGCAGCACGCCTTCCCCGATCTGACACCTGATGAGCGTGAGTTCATCAAGACCGGAATCACGGCTGAGGAATGGGATGAGGCTTTCAGTGAGTGAACCTAAAACTGTCGCGGAGCTACTGGACGCCGCCCAGGACGGGGAACAGTTCGGTGCCGTGGTGATGGACATTTTCGCGGCGTTGGAGAAGTTGAAGTGGAAAGAGCAGGATGACGATGAGTGACCCTATTTCCCCTGACCACTACCAGTTCAACCGAATCCAAGTTATTGACCTCACCGAACAACTCAACTTCTGCCGGGGCAACGTAGTGAAATACGTTGCCAGGGCAGGAAGAAAAACAGACGAACTAGAAGACCTTTACAAAGCCCGCTGGTACTTGGACCGCGAAATAGACAGGCTGGAAAATTGAGTAAACGAATCTTCGTTATCTCCGACACCCAAATCCCCTACCACGACCGTAAAGCACTCAAAGCGGTCATCAAAGCCGTAGGTGACCTGCAACCCGACGAGGTAATTCACATCGGGGATTTGATGGATTACCCACAGCCGTCCAGGTGGAACAAAGGAACCGCCGGCGAGTTCGAGGGATCTGTGTTCGCTGACTCCGAACAAGCCAAACGGATATTCCTCGAACCGCTACGCAAAGTATATGCAGGCCCAGTCGGTGTCCACGAAGGCAACCACGACGAACGGCCACGCACCTACCTAGCCAAGTATGCGCCAGCACTCGCGGAGTCAGGGGCGTTCAACCTTGACACCCTACTTGACTTTAGGCAGTATGAGATTACAATGTTACCTGAGTTCAACAAGATCGCTCCTGGGTGGATCACCACCCATGGGCATCGGGGCCAGATCAGCTTGTCCAGGGTTGCCGGCAACACCGCGTTGAACGCGGCAGTGAAGTTCTCGACAAGTGTGGTGATGGGTCACACACACAGGATGGGTGTCTGCTCGAAGACCAACGGTTTCGCCGGGAACATCACCCGGCAGATCACAGGTGTTGAGGTCGGTCATTTGATGAACCAGAAACTCGCCCAGTATTTGAAGGGCGGGACGGGTGACTGGCAGATGGGGTTCGCCCTGCTCACCGTTGATGGTGGGCATGTTAAACCGGAGTTGGTTCCGATCACGAAAGGAAGGTTCACAGTTGATGGTCACACATGGGAGGTCTGACTTGACAGTAGGTAACCGGATTGAGGAGTTGGCTGATCTGATCGGTAAGGCCGCTAAAACTGTGGCTTATCAGTGGCCCACGGTGGTTGATGAAGACGACATTCAGCAGGACATCACTTTGCATCTGATGGAACGTCCAGGCTCATTGGACAAGCTGCTAGATGAGTTCAGCCCGAAGGATCGGCTGAACGCGATCATCGCTATCGGGCATCAGATCGCTTCCAAAGAGCGGCTGGACTACGAGGTTTTCTCGGGCAATTTCCGGTACTCGGTCAACGAAGTGAAACGGATGCTGGAAAAGGGAGGATTGCGCGGCAACTCCACTAAATCGTCTGCGTTCCAAGACCTTCACCAATCCCTCGATGGAATCAGCCAAGAGTATCGGGAATGCTTATGGTCTAAGTATGTGCAAAACATCACTCCCACATCTGGATACGACAAAACCCAGGTGAGTCGCGCTCTGGAAGCCCTCACAACGGAAATGAACCGGTCCTTCAAAAACCAGCCGAACGCCGGCCCTGGGAGCCGCGCAAAGATCAGTGCAGCCAAAGCCCGACAGATATCGAAAACCGATTGGGACGACGACAGCAGCGAAGCCGTGCAACGGCTTCAAAACCAAGCCAGGGCTAGTGGACGGTGAACGAATACATCGACCCGCAAACCGGGCTCAACAACATCGACCTGATCCTCGAAGACCACAGAAAAGCTAAACAACTGGACATTAGGGAACCGGAGGAGGACAATGAATATCATTGATCCTGTATTCAACGGGATGGGCAGATCGGAGCTTTACCGCTCACTGATCTTCCCCGATCTGTTCCCCCATGAGAAACCAATGCTGGTTAACAACTGGCCTCTCGATGACCTCCAAATGTACTGCGGAGGCACCTACATGATGATGAAAGAGATTGCATGACTAACTTTGGACCCACAGGGCAACTCGTTTACGAACGCACCTACAGCCGAACCCTCCCAGACGGCACAAAAGAAACCTGGCCGCAAACCGTCGAACGGGTAGTAGACGGCAACCTCGCCTTGGTCGATGAGCGTTACCAGCTTGAGGATGAACGCCAACAGTTGATCGACATGATGCTCGACTTCAAGATCCTGCCCGCTGGCCGGCACTTGTGGGCGTCCGGTGTGAAGAACGCTGAACACCTGTTCAACTGCTGGGTTGCCGGGTGGACCGATGAGCCCGCCGATCACTTCGAGTTCACCTTCATGCGGTTAATGGAGGGCGGCGGGGTAGGTGCCAACTACAGCAACAAGTATCTGTCCCGGTACCCGTTGGTGAAGCAGGCACTCAAGGTTGAAATCGTTTGCGACCCGGAACATGCGGACTACGACGACATGAAAGCTGCCGGGTTGCTGTCGGAAACCTATGACCCGGACTGGTTCGGGGCGTTCAAGATCGAGGACTCCCGCGAGGGGTGGGCTGCCGCCTTAGTGGATCTGATCGACACCCACTACAACCCTGTTGTCGAACATACCAACCGTGTGTACGACGTGTCCCGTGTCCGATCCGCAGGCTCCAAGCTGAAAACCTTTGGTGGTAGGGCTTCCGGGCCTTTGCCGTTGGCGAAGATGCTGATTGATGTTTCGCAGGTGTTCAACCGCTTGGCGGTTGACCTCGAAATGCTTGACGGTATCTCCGCTATGGAAATCGACCACGCAATCGCGCAGTGCGTTGTCGCTGGCGGTGTGCGGCGATCCGCACGAATGGCAATGATGCACTGGGCTGACCCGCAGATCGAAAAGTTCATCGACATCAAGCAGCAATCTTTGTCGCACTGGACAACCAACATCAGTGTTGAGGTTGATGACAAGTTCTGGTATCAGGCCCAGCAAGGTTCCGCATGGTTAGCCGCCCGGGTACTGAAAGCCCTATCGCGGGGCATGGTGAACAACGGAGAACCGGGGTTCTGGGACTCATCCCTGTCCAACGTCGGTGAACCCAACGAGGTTGTCTGCACCAATCCTTGCGGCGAAATCACCTTGGAGCCGTGGGAGCCGTGCAACCTGGGGCACGTCAACTTGGCCGGGTTCGTGGACGAAAACGGCAGAGTGGACACCTTTGGGATGGACAAGGCGCACCAGTTGATGACCCGGTTCCTCATCCGGGCCACCTTCTCCGCTGTAGGCGACCCGAAATCCCGTGAGGTTCTTGACCGCAACCGGCGCATCGGTGTCGGGCACTTCGGGGTTGCCTCATTCCTCGCTATGTCGGGGCTGAAGTATTCCAAAGCCCCGGACAGCCGGGAGTTCCAAGCTTTGCTGAATCAGCTTGCAACAACGGTGGATTACTCGGCTTCGGCGTTCTGCCATGAACTCCGAATCCCCGTCCCGGTCAAGAAGCGCACCATCGCACCGACAGGAACTATAGCCAAAATGCCTGGTGTGTCTGAGGGAGTCCACCCTATCTTTGCGAAGTATTTCATCCGCAGGGTGCGGTTGTCGAAGGTGGACCCCGATCAGGTGATGATGCTGAAGCAGTACGAGGCTGACGGGTTCGAGGTTGAGGACTGCATGTACGCAGCCAACACCGCTGTCATCTCCATCCCCACAAAGGACACACTTGTTCAGGCTGTCACTGACAGGTTCGGGGATGAAGGCGAAAGCATTGTGGAGGCTGCCAGCGATCTGCCGCTTCATGACATGCTGCGATTCCAGGCGTTGTATCAGGCTTATTGGGCTGACAACGCTGTCAGCTTCACAGCGAATGTTGATCCGCAGCAATACAGCTCTGACCATGTTGAAGAGCAGATACGGCAGTTCGCCGGAAGGCTAAAAGGCTGCACCATATTTCCGGAGGCATCCATGCCACAGTCTCCGTATGAAAGGTTAAGCCGTTGGGAATATGAGTCAGCAGTGGCGAAGCAGGTTTCTGACGGTATTTCGGAAGACTGTGGAACCGGAGGGTGCCCGGTGCGCTGATGCCTTATCCGGTTATCCCTGTTGAGGAACGGCTACGTCGAAGACTAGTTAAGGACGAGAACGGATGCTGGTTGTTTCAAGGCCAGTCCGGAAGGCGCTACGCCTATCTCAAAATCAACGGCAGCCGCAAGTCGGTACAGGCTCATAGGGCTGCGTACCAACTGTGGGTAGGCGACATCCCTCCTGGGATGTTCGTCTGCCACACATGTGATGTTCCGAAGTGCTGCAACCCTTCTCACCTGTTCTTGGGCACACCCGCTGAGAACTCCGCAGACAGGGATGCGAAGGGTAGGCACTGGGTTCCAAGAGGTAGTGAACACTACCTCTACAAGCACGGCAAGTACAGCCTGTACCTGCCGAACAACAAATGAAAGTAGGAAATTGAATTGACCGTTGATGTGTTCGCAGACGTGTTCGCAGACAACACCGTCGAAGACAAAAAGGAGGAACGGCCCGTGAGCAGTGCTGAGGGGAAAATCACCATCACGTTGAAGGGTGGTGCAGGGTTCGATTCCCCGTGGATCGTTATTCACGCATCGGACATCCCGGATGCTTACGAGCAGTTGACCGGGGACAACGCGGCGTTGTTGTCGGAGTTGATGGGCAAGGTGAAGTCCGCAGCCCAGCATTTCTCCGGGGGGTCCGGTGTGGGTTCGGCACCTGTGAAGTCTGTTCCTCAGCAGGCGCAGGAACCGCCGGCAGACGCACCCGACTGCCCCCCTGGCTGGCAGTTCCGCTCCGGGGTGTCGAAGGCAGGGAAGCCGTATAAGGGGTTTTTCCCGCCTCGTGGGGACGAGTCACGCCCGATTTTCTTCTGACCGGGACTTGACAGTAGGGAGGGGCACCGTCTGGGTGCCCCTCCTAACCCCCCGACGAAAGGACACCGTTTGTGAACACGCTGCTGGCTGTGATGAAAGAAATCGACGCACTCATCAAAGAACGCGACGAACTCCGCAAGCAACTCGATGTGTTGCAGGAGCCCAATAATCAGAAGAAGTTGACTGACCGTGAGGTCAAAGAGATACGCAACCTTGCCCGCACATCGGATCTGACGCAGCGCGAGATAGCGGACTGCTACGCAGTTAACCCGGCAACCGTTTCAAGAATAGTAAGGGGTGTTTATCACAAGTGAAGCAGCATAAGCGGCTAGTGGACGAAACCCCCGTTGTCATCAACGTGGTTGAAACAACAGAGGATTTGCAGCCGTTCCTCGACTTCACCCGGCAACACAAAGTTCTCGGTGTGGACTCCGAAACCACCGACCTCCGCATCTACTCCGATGACTTCCGGTGCCGGCTGGTGCAGTTCGGCACAGCCGACGAAGCGTGGGTGATACCCGTAGACAAGGGTGGGGCGTTTCGTCACGCCGCAAGAACCGTTCTGAAACACATTGACGGGATGGTGTTGCAGAACGCCGCTTTTGACCTTCAGGTGTTCGACAGGTGCGTCGGGGTTCCGATGGAAGAACTGTGGCCCAAGGTTGCTGACACCCGCATCCTGGCGCATCTGGTGGACCCTCGCGGGGTGTCGGAGGGCGGCCCCGGTTTGTCTTTGGAGGACTTAACACGGCACTACATCGACCCTGCGGTGGCCGATGAGGTTAAGGGGTTGATGAATGTGTTGCGGCTGCAACACAAAACAACGAAACAACACATTTGGCGGGTAGTGCCGTTGGATGACCCGCAGTACGAACTGTACGCCGGGATGGACCCTGTTTTGGCTTACCGCCTGTACCGCAAGCTGGCCCCGCTGGTCCCGAAAGAGTCCCGCCCACTCATCGAGCAGGAACGCAAACTCGCTGAAGTGTGTTCGTACATCGAACGCCGTGGGTTCCTCCTCGATGTCGAATACACCAAAGAGTTGTCCGAAACATTCAGGGACACAGAGGAAGCCTACTCATGGAAAGCACGCCAGTTTGGGTGCGAAAACATTTTCTCACCTGAGCAGTTGGCTGACACTTTCCAGTCCAGGGGCCACACGTTCACTGAGTTCACCCCGACAGGGAACCGGAAGGTTGACAAGGTGTTGTTGGAGCGTTTGGTGGCTTCTGGTGACGAGTTCGCTGAGGCGGTGTTTGAGGCTAAGAAAGCGCGGAAGTGGAGGACAACATGGGTGGATGGTTTTTTGGCTGGTGTAGATGCGGGCGGCAGATGCCACGCATCAATCAACCCTTTGAGGGCACGCACAGCGAGGATGTCGATAACCGGGATACCGGCACAAACGCTGCCGGCTGGCGACTGGTTGATCCGGCGCTGCTTCGTTGCTGACGAAGGTCACCTTATAGCGTCGGTGGACTACCAAACCCAAGAGTTGCGGGTGTTAGCCGCACTGTCGGGTGACCAGACGATGATCCGGGCTTTCCAAACCGACCAGGACTTGCACCAGATGACCGCCGATGTTTCGGGGGTGGACCGCAAGATCGGCAAAATGGTGAACTTCGCTTACGTGTACGGCTCGGGGCCAAGGAACATCGCGGAGCAAGCCGACATTGATGTTCTGACCGCCCGGAAGGTCATTGCCGGTTTCGAGTCAAGATATCCCAGGGTTAAGCAGTTGTCTCAACGGTTACAGCGTCAGGCTGTCGCTGACGGGTTTATCACTACCCCGTTTGGGCGCAGGCTTCCGGTGGATAAGGACAAGCCGTATGCGGCTTTGAATTACATGGTGCAGTCATCATCCAGGGATATAACGGCGCAGGGTTTGTTGCGGCTGCACGCAGCCGGGTTCACACCGTATGTGCGGTTGCCTATTCACGATGAGGTTTTGGCTTCTTTGCCGGCGAATAAAGCTGGTTGGGGTGCCGAAAAGATTGGTGAGTTTATGGCTTGCACTTTTAAGGGTGTGCATATCGGCACTGACCCGGAGGTCGGTGGCCGTTCCTGGGGATCGCTTTACGGTTCAGATTATTAGCTTATTCCGCTGCCAGCGGAATCATCGAATTAACGGAACGAAAGGGTTTGACAATGGATGAGCGTGAGTTTTTCGACAAGCTGTACCAAATGTGGGCTGCCACCACCGGCGCGCAAGACCGGTACTGGGACTACCAAAAAGACGGCAAAGACTACTTCTTCAACATCAACGCTGTCGGTGAGGACGGTGACAATAAGTTCGTCGCTTCAGTTCTGTTGGATGAAGATGCTGACTTCATCACCGCTATTCACGGGTGTTTCCCCGATCTGATTCGCACTGTGCTGGCTGCTTTGGATGAGGCTGACAGGGCTGATTTCGATAAGGACGCGCGGGAGTGCCGTATTGCGGAGTTGGAGGCTGAGTTGGCTGAGTTGCGTGCCGATTTGGAAGGGCTGATTGCTGGATGAGCAGACCTGGCTGGGATGACTACTTCATGGGAATAGCCGAAGCGGTATCGGAAAGGAGCGACTGTGAACGCTCGAAGGTCGGTGCGGTGGTTGTTAAAGACCGCCGGGTGCGGGGCACAGGCTACAACGGAAGCCCTGCTGGTACACCTGGGTGTTTTGACTGTCCTCGAAGATTATCGAACGTATCTCCGGGTTCTGATTACACCACCGGGGAAGGGCGTTGTGTGGCGGTCCACGCGGAAATGAACGCACTGTTGTATTGCGACCGGGAGGATTTGGTGGGTGCAACTTTGTATGTGACTAGGGAGCCGTGTTATGCCTGCGATAAGGCTATTCAGGCTGCGGGTGTTCACGGGGTTGTGTGGCCGAAAGGAAATGAAGATGAGTGAGTTGCGTGAACGTATAGCCGTCACCATTTACGGCGCGGCATCGCAGTGGGACGGGCACCCGTGGGATGCGTTGGCTGGGCACATCCAGGCGTTGTATCTCGGGCAGGCCGACGCGGTGATCGCGGAACTAGGGCTTTGGCAACAATGGAGCAACTGGCATCCAGGCTATTACCGCTGGGTCACCGACTGGATCCCACATTGGAAACACCGAACCCCTGAACCGCCGGTAATGGAGGTGGTGGCGCCGCCGTTGAGGCGGACGTGGGCGACTGAGATGGGATTAAGGCAACCGAAATGACTGATCTACGTACCCGTATCGCCCAGGTGCTGCAACCGCGACTGCTGTCAGACATGCGATGGCCTGACACGTCGATAGCGACACGCAACGCCGAAGTGCTGGCCGACGCGGTGATCGAACAACTAGGGCTACGTCAGGACTACGACCCGTATTCGGAACCTGAATCGTCCCGCTACCGCTACGTCACCGAATGGACAGCCGACGATGAAACTGACTGAACTGATCCTCCAACTCCACACCGAAATGCTCACCAGAGGCAATGTGGATGTGTGGATCGGAGGCAACCGGGCCAGAGAACCCAAAGTGGTGTGGTCAGAGAAAACCGACGATCACCCCGCAGGAATGTATCTACACTAACCCACACTCGACGTGACCTAGTGTTCTGACTGTAAACTGATGGGATGAAGGTTTTGGGCAGAGTCCGGTTATCCCGCAGCACAACGGAAAGCACCAGCATAGAACGCCAAAAGGAACTGATCGAACAATGGTCTGCCCTGCACGAACACGAAATCGTGGGGTGGGCTGAGGACGTTGACTGCCCCGGCTCCATTCACCCTATGGAAGCCCCTGCTCTCTCCCCGTGGTTTGGGGAGAGGGCGGGGGAGTGGGAGGTCATGGCTATCTGGCGGCTAGACCGCCTAAGCCGCAGAGTGATCGCTTTGAACGAGGTCTTCGGGTGGATGCTGCGCCACGACAAAATCCTTGTCAGCATCACCGAATCACTAGACCTGTCCAACTGGACAGGCAGACTAGTCGCCAACGTCCTCGCAGGAGTCGCTGAAGGCGAATCCCAAGCCATTGTGGAACGCACCAAAGCAAGCCGGATGAAACTGGTTCAGTTGGGGCGCTGGCCCGGTGGACACGCCCCCTACGGGCTGACACCGGTAGAGCTAGCGGCGGGTGGCTGGCAGTTGCAACCTGACCCACAACAGGCGGCTGTGATACGCAGGATCGCCGCTGAACTGATCGGCGGGGCCGCTGTAGAAGCGGTAGCCAACCGGCTCAACGAGGACGGCATACCGTCCCCCAAAGGGGTCAAATGGACACCCCAAACCCTGTTCAAAATGACCCAGGCGAAATACCTGCTCGGCCATTCCACCTACGGTGGGGAAACCGTCAGGGATGCGGAGGGTTTCCCTGTCCTCATTTCGGAGCCTGTTCTGGACGCCGCTGAATGGGATCAACTACAAGCCGCTGTCCAACTCCGCAAGTCCGGGCCTATATCAAGAACCCGTAACGTATCCCCGCTACTGAATGTCGCTTTGTGTTTCGAGTGTGAGCAACCCTTATTCCACCGGGTGTACCGCAGGAACTACGGGAAGAACATTTACCGGTACTACCATTGCCGGGATAACCACACCGGGATGGTGGAAGCGGGAATGGTGGAGGAATTGCTTGAGGAAGCGTTTCTTGATGCTGTGGGGGAGCGGAAAGTCCTCGAAAGGGTGTTCCGTAAGGGCGAAAACCACGAAACCGAATTAGAGGACGCTAAACGCGCCCTGGACGACATTAGTACCCTGCTGGGTACAATGACCTCAGACACGGTGAGAAAACGTCTTACAGAGCAAATGAGGGCCATAGATTTTCGGATATCGACCCTTGAAAGGTTACCGACCTCCCAAGCCGGTTGGGTTTATAAAGAAACAGGGCAAACCTTCACAGATGCGTGGAATGCAGCCGACGTAGAGCAGCGCCGGCAGTTGCTAATCAAGTCAGGCATCTACTTCAAGATACTGCGTGTGCCAGGAACTCAGGTAATAACTTCGGACCTGTACATTCCCGACGAGATGTTAGACCGCCTTAACGCAAAAAAGCCCCCCACCCAATAAAGGGTGGGGGGTCTTTCTTGTTTTAGTCAGGCATCTTCCCGAACCGGCCATGACACAACCGGCACTCACCTATCTCCACATCCGCACGTTTACCGTCAGGGGTGTAAAGAGACAAAGGCATAACCTCACGGCACCCACACAAACGCAAACCGGCATCCAACAAATCCTGCGGTGTGACAACCATCAGACAGCCTTAAGTACAGTCCACCCGGCCAGGGTGCCCTGCTGGTCATTAGACACACTGCCGTCCAAACCAGTCACACGCCAATACAGCACACCCTGATCGGATACCCGCACCGCGATATTGCCGGTGCCAGGTTCCTCTAACACGGTGCCCACAGGGTCACCGCCCTGTGCGCGTTGCACAGCCGTCAGGACGGCTTTAACTTGTTCTTCTGTTAGGTCTGCTACTTGTGCGGTAACGGCCCGCACTAAACCGGCATCAGCCACAACAACTCCCTACTTTGAATCGAACATGACGAACTGGGCGGCTTTACCGGACTGCAGTGCGTTAGTGTTTGCGAACGCCAACCCGGTGTACCTGTGATTGGGGCCGACGAACGAGATCCTGCTGGTGTCTATTGCCTCAAGGATCTGGGTGCCGCCCTCGAACAGTCGGAAGGTGTACGGGGCATCCGCAGCCCCGTTCACGCCCTTCACACCGCACTGCAACGTGTAGCTGGCGGCGGGGTTGAAGTTGAAAGAGCCAGCCTTCTTGAAGATCGTTTCAGTGCCACGAATGTTCACACCGATCTCAGCGGACTTAGCGCCCAGCTTTGCGAACACGAACGTCGCAGTTGTGTCAGTGTTACCCATCTTGGCGACACGCCCCATGATGTAGTTGAACGCAGTCTGGTTGAACAAACCTGTTTGCGGTTTCGCCTGGAACACCACACCGACACGCTGAAAGTCGGTGCCGGTGTCCTCCGCAACGTACTTAGCCCAACCGGTGCGGGTAGCCAGAGGGAAACAAAACAGCCACATCTTGCCGTCTTTGATCTCAATGGTTTCCGCAGCTAAACCTTTATGCCACGTTTCCCATTTCGACCCAGGACCACCATCGGGGTAGAGGTTGAAGTTCTCCGTTTTGCTGATCCCATCAGCGCCCCCGGCGAACAGTGCGGCCACATCGGAGTTCAGGGTGGCGATAGCGGCGGCGATCTGCTCCATCGTGGCGTAGATGTCAAGGAAATCCCAGTCACCCTCCACCAAGCCCTGCCAACCATCAACGATGTTGTTGATGATGTCTTTGAAGAACTTCAGCAGATCGGGTTTGGTTTTCAACGCACCCATGATGGTGGTCACCGCAGATGTTTCGCCGCCGAAATCCCCACCTAAAACCGGCTCGAACTGCCTCAAAGCATCCAACGGTAACCGCAACAGTTGGCGTTCAACCTGCTCCAACGGGGCATCCCACGTCGGAGTCACCCCCACAATCTGATTCAAAAGGGTTTCGTTGACGTTCTGACCCCAATCCCCGCCGCCGATCACATACGAGCCGTCACTCATCAGCGACCTCAGCCGGGAGGAACGCGGGGCCGTTCACCGGCTCCGACACCAACCCGGCATCCACGAACTGCTGCAACATCGCCTGCTGCTCGTTGGCCGTCAACTCCTGAATGTCAGGCAGCCGAACCGGTTCCGGTGCCGGCGTACCCTCAGTGACCCACCCGGCAGCATTGTTGTAAGCGTGGCGCGGCCCGCGCACAGCGGGCTGGAAATCCAAAACCTGCCTGGGCAACTGATCGACATGCACCATGCCGTTCTCATCCGCCAAAGACGCAATGTAGTCGCGGTGGGCGAACCCGCAGTTGAACAGATGCTCGGACCACTGCGTGAGGAACTGGGGGTGAGTGATACCACCCACCCCCGCGATCATGGGAAGGTTGCGTAACGCCCACACGAAATGCTCACGCGGGTTTTGGTAGTTCGTCTGCTCCTGCGTGCGGATCATGCGGAGAACCTTTCCGACATCTGTTTGAACAACTCCCAGCGGGCTGCGTCCAGCAACCCCAAAGCCTCGATGAACGATGTGTTCTCATTCATCGCAACGGAGAAGCCTTGCGCCCCATCGGGCCTGATATGCCGGGAAACGGAGATTTCCTGAAAAACCAAATCGTCATTCATCACAAGAGCCCTAACTGACTTCCGATACTGCCTAGTTTCTGAATCTCCGACATGACACGGGTCATGGGGTCAGATGGTTTGCGGTAGCCCAGGCTGATCTGCCAACCCGAAGGGCCGTCCTTACCCCAACTGTATTTCGCCTTCTTCACCCGCTCCACGAAAATGGTGTCGGGGTCCGGGTAACCCAGAACTGTTGTGCCGACACGAGAACCGATCCACATGTGCCCGTAGCCGTTCCTCCCGAACAGGTACGGCGCGGCGTCGGAAATCTGAAGGGTGTGCGCTGTGTGCGCCTGCGTTTCAAACATCCGCTTCTTGACCGCCAGCGCAGCCCCAAGCGTGAACGCTTTCTCCGCATCTGCCCAGCCCTCGTAGTAATGGAAGTCACCTAAACTGGTTTTTATGTTCTCCAAACCGGCGATAGGCAAACTGATACCCATTGCCCGCAGTGTCGGTACCTGCATAAATGCCAGCAGAACGTCGCGGTAGAAAATTTGGGCTACAGCATCGAGCATGCCCCCGAGTGAGGGCATTTCGAAGGGTATGGCACCGACAGGGGCACCTGACGCGGCTTCCAACGCACTGTTGATCAGCGAGGAAATTATGTCGCCGCCGATATTCACCGCCGCCGACGCCGCCTCATTTATTCCCGGAGCCGACGAACCACCCGTCAAGAAGCTGGTATCGGTGGCCTCGAAATACTGGAACTCCGACGATTTAATTCCCGTATACACACCCTCCTGGAACACCACATGCGGTGCCTGCGGGGAAGTGCCGAAAAACATCGGGGTGTAATACTCACCGGGGAACGTCGGATCACCAGTGAACACATCCACACCTTCGGTGTAACCGTCAGAGGTCAACTGGACGATGCCCCTGGTCAAACCGACCAGGATGCTCCCACCGAACGCGGTTTCCTTACCCCACTCGTTATTGTCCTCCACGTCCCACACCAAGCAGCCTGGGCGCAACGGGATCGCGGTGTAAAGGTCAACGAGTAGCTGCTGCTCACCGATAAGGTTCTCGAACGGGTGCGGGTCACGATCCGGCAGATACCGGCGGCAAGTGATAGTCAAACCAGTGTCATCCAACACTTGTTTCGCCATGTCATAGAACGATCCGAACCGCGAGAACACAATCGTGATAGGGGTGTTATCCCCCAGCAGCGGGTAGGGCTTCACAATGTTTCGCCAGTTACCTGGGTAAAAGCTAGGCCCCATCCACTCATTGATATCCAGAGGATCGTCCGGCAAAGACCACAGGGAACCTTCCAAACGGATGCACAGGTTCACGAAAAGCGTTGTCAACAGGCAGAACCGGGCCGGACCAAAAATTACCCACAGCTTCGGGAACTGGAACTCCGGGCGCAGGAACGGGTTAGCCCACACCCGGATGTGCTTCAGTTCCTCGAAATCGTGCAAGAACGTGATGTCCAGGTAGCAGTCCCCGGAGTCCTCTTTCACAACCCGGTAGTCCGACATGCGGCCAGACCAACGAACACCCTGCTTCTCAATGACAATGTGGACGTTACGTTTCTGCCTACCCTTGTGGTTCATCACCCACTTAGCGAGGTAGTGATCCAAACCCAGTTGAATTGAGGCGGTGCCGGTTTCGTTCTCGATTTCCTCGAAGTCACCTGACCGTTCGCCGGCCACCTGGCCGCGTAACTGGTAGTCCCCGTCGTAAAGTTCGATGACCGGTTTGGACAGCCGCAGCTTCTCCAACCATGCTCTGCGATCCTGAACCTTCCCCCACAGGTTTTCGTGGTCCGCGAGGCTGGACAAGCCACCCGAAAGGTCAGCGCGCTGCAAAACCGAATCCACGCCTGTCCTCCCATTCCCAGCCATAACGGTCCTCCGGTGCGAACGGGTTCACGTCCCGCTCGAAGTTATGTGCGCTGCCACCCTCAATACGGGTGTCGCAATCGTCCTCATCGTCCGAAACAAGATCCACGCCCAGCACATCGACTGTGAGGACGGGGATTCCGAATAGTTTGAATACGATTGTCATTCCAAACCCCACGGGCGTGACCAAGGGCGCGGCAGGCGCAGCGCCACCATCTGACCGGGCTTACAACCAGACACAGTGACCTCGAACCTTCTGGTGCCTGTGTACGGGGGAACGAAGTGTTTGAACCTGACACCGTTCATGCGGCCCCACAACTCCGAACCTGACTCCGACACAACCTGCTCCACACGCGGATCGGTGTCCACGAAAGCGTTCTCCGCAGGGGCTGTAGCACCCTCCAACCGGACAGCCGTAGTCACCCTCGGGTTCCTGCCACCGGTCAACGCCACAGACGCCGGTTCAAGGGCAGGAACATCCTTACCGGACAACAAACCCTGGAACGTCACTTGGAACGGGTGCGAACCCTGCGTCACCGTTTCGATAGCCACAGCCGGGTTCTTACCGCCCGTGAGTTTCTTGGCATCCGACTTCAACATCTCCGCGTTGTAACCGGACAGTGAGCCACCGAAGGTGATGGTGTACTTACGGAATCCGGGTGTGAGGATCTTGGTGTTCACCGCGATCCCAGCGCCACCGGACAGATCCCCGGCATCAGCGGTCAAACGGTTAACAGCCACCCCTGCAAGGTTGCCCTGGAACGCGATCTTCCACCACGGCCCACCACCGAACAAACCAGCCCCGGTGACGTTAATGTCGAACGAGCCGATGTTCGACAACTTCGACAACTCAAACGCCACAGTCAAATTGGATGCGTTATAGGGGATCGGGCCGGTGGTTTCCCCGTCGAACGTCAACTTGAACGTGCCCTTAGTGGGTTCACCGACAATGCGGACTTCCTGAACACAGTCCTGCGAGTTCTGCTCCACCGTCACACCCACCATCGACACCTGGGGGATAGCAGCCAAAGCTGCGTACACATTCAAGGCGATAGCGTTAAACGGGATGTCGTCGGTCCAGTTGTCCTCGAAGCACAACCGGAACGTGCCACCTGTGGCACCACCGGTCAACTCCACGGTCTGCTTCTCATTCACAGCCGGGTTACGGTTCACCACAACATCCCCGGCAGCGATCTGAGCCAACGCCACCAAAGCGTTCTGGATCTGCGTCGTAGTCGCATTGTGCGGAATAGTCCCGGTGGTTTCCGTACCGAACTTCAACCGGAAGTTCCCACCAGTGGGCCTACCATCAATGACGATCTGCTGAACCTCATTGGTTCGCAGACCACCAATCAAACCCGGTAGCCGCAGGCGGCGGTTCTTCTGGGCGTCTTCCTCCCACGAATAATCGGGCAACGTCCAAATCGTTGCCTTGGACTTCGGGGCACCCAGCCACGGCAGCCACGGCACATAAGGTTCAGCCGGTGCCTCAGTCGAACCTGGCACCGACCACTTAGGCCAAATGATCTGATCCGTAGGGTTAACCTTCGGAACATCAATGGTGATTGTTTCCTTGGGCAGTTCGTTCTGCGGCCAGGGCCACGGCAGATTGAGTGCGTTCGGGTCGAACGATGTGTCCGTTTTCGTTACAGCGGTGTGTATCTCGTCCTCGCCGTACCAAAACGGGTCGTAAGCCACACACACCATCGACACACGGTTGATGGTGTGCATACGCGGGTCCATCATCGTGTCAACCTGGGGGGACTCCAACAGCCGAACCTTCAGGAACCGTGTCCCCGATTCGGTGGTCGTCACAAACAGTTTGCAGTCAGCCTCAAAGGACCACGCTTTGCGCCACTCCGAATCCCTCGATGACCACGACTGGTTCTTGGAAGGGTCGTCCAGAATCTCCACCGCGAACACCATGTCGCGGCGCAGCACCCTGTGGTTGAGGTAGCGGGAGCCCGGATAGTTACCGGGCTCCTCGCTGACCACCTTCACCGCAGGGTCATAAAACTCCTTCAACCCTGTTCCCAGGTACACACCTTTATCCCCGGCGTTGGGGCCGGCAAGAGTGAACCGAACCCCGTTGACACCCTCTAACACGACTACGGTGTCAGGTTTCACGTTATCTCCCAATGGTGGCTTGCATTTGCCTGTTCTGTAGAACCTTCTGGCCGCTCAAAGCGTCATCCATGTTCGCGACGTTGAACACGAAACTGGTTGCGTAATCGAGCCCTTGCTGCATCAGCGACGGGATAGCGCCCTGGCCGGACCAACCCAGATCGGACATGAACTGGTTGCCGGTAGCGGTAGCGAAATCGAACGGTATCTGCTGAAAACCGTTGATCTGCTCCTTGTAGCTTTGCGTCGTGGAGTTCATCTGACCGCCGTACTTCTGGGCGTAAGTCAGTTTGTCCCGCTCCAACCCCAACAGGTTCTTCTGGTTACGGATCTGCTCGATCTGCGCTTTGATAGCGGCCTGATCGGCACCAGGGGTGTCCTTGGCAGCTTCCAACTGTTTGCGTTGAATCTCCAACTCCAACAGGCTTTTCTTCAGTTCCTCGATGCGGCCCTTCGACTGGGACGAATCGAGCATCGCTAAAGACTGACCTGTTTGGCCTAGTGTCTGCTGGAACTCTTGGGCGGCAGGCAAAGCGCCTGCCATAGATGTTCCGATCCCCGCAATGCTGTTGGAGAACTGGGAGATAGGTTGGGCAACTTGGTTGAAGTTGAAGTTGATTACTAGCCCTTCGGCGTTGCCGAACACGTCTTTGACTTGTTGCATCATGACGCGGGCGATTTCAACTACCCCACCTACGGATGATTCCATCCCAGCGGCGAAACCTTCACCTACTGCCTTGCCTGAGTTGTCCACCCAGCCTGACCCGGAGAACGGGCCTTTCTCGGCTGGTGACTGCGGGAAGAACGCTTTAGCAGCGGCCATAAGCGCAGACGCGGCACCGGCCACCAGATCAGCGGACGAGGCGATACCCGCCGCGAACGAGGCACCGATAGCTCTACCGGCAGACTCAGCGGCACCAACGAACGCCAGCATCGTAGAAATCATCTGCTGACCAACACTGCCCACCGCAGCGATAGCCGGTGCCATAGCTCCCTGCACAGCCGGGGGGAACTGGGCGAACGTCGCCGAAGCCACCGCAGCCACCTGGGCACCCACAACATTCACCACGTTGACGATGCCCAACATCACGGTCTGGACAACACCAATCGCGGGTGTCAAAGCCGCACCCACAGCGGCCACCACACCCGAAAGAGCGGCACCAACCTGCTGAGGGGCACCCCTGAACGCTTCACCAATGGAGTTACTGATCTTCGACGTTTGCGTCCCGATAGCAAGCACCATGAAGGCGAACAGGCCGGTGATCGTGTTACGCACACCAGCCATAGCCGCAATGAACGCATTATTGATAGCCGGACCCATTGTGGAGAAAGCCTGACCAACCCGGTCAGCGATAGTCGCCAACGGCAACAAAGCGTTGTCGATCTGCGTCTGCAACTCCGGGCCAAGGTTCGCCATAGCGTTCTTAGCGCCCTGGATGGCAGCCGTAATCTGCTGCGTCAACTGCTGAGACACAGCGGTGTCCACACCACCCGGCGTGAACGCTGAACGGAGAGCTTGTGCCTGATCCTCTTTGGATATGTTGATCGCCTGATTGATCTGCTGTTTGACAGCTTCACCGACCTGACTCATGTCAAAAAAGTCAGTGCCGATCTGCGCCCCAGCCTCTAAACCCTGAGCCAAACCATCCGACAGGTCAGTGGCGAGCCTCGCCCCAGCGGCCCTAGCCTTACTGCTGAACTCATTACCTGTGAGTTCATCAATCCAGCCACCAACCTTGTCACCGAAAACAAGTTTGTTAGGTGAAGCCAAACCGGAAAGGGAGTCAGACATTTGTTGCGCCGACTGCGGCAGACGGGCACCCAACTTGTTCAGTACCGCATCAATCGCCTCGACAACCGCCACAACAGGTTTTAACGCCGTAGCGATCCCCTGGAAAGCATCAGCAAGCGCCGGCAACGTCACATTGACCAGACGATCAACAGAGTCCACAAACCCGCTCATCGACTTACCGAAATCGACGTTAGACAGGTTCTCCCAACCACTCTGGAAGAACGTAGTGACAAGACCACCCAACCGGGAAAGGGTGTCACCCAACTGCTTCATCGCCGTGTCCAACTGGGACACACCGGTAACAGCATCCTTGGTGGTGATCTTGTCAACCCACTCCAAGAACGATTTCCCAGTCCGGTTGAAAGCGTCAGCCAAACCAGGGAACTTGTTCGACAACTCGGAGACAAGCTGGATCAAACCAGAAGCGAAGTCCTGGGCACCCTGCTTCGCCCTACCCAACGCCTTGCCAATGTTCTCGATAGTGTTCTCGATCTTGCCCAGGTTGCCCGGATCGGTGACCGTCTTTGTCAACCCGCCGAACAGTTCAGTCAAGCCCTGCGAAACAGTAGGCAGAGACTTCTTCAGGCTGGGGATCAACTTGTCGGCAAGCTCTTTGAAAATCGGTGTGAAACCGACCTCGAAAGACTGCGACATAACAGCACGCAGTTCTTCAAACTGCGGCTTCACCGACTCCGCAGCCTTCTTAATGCCGTCCAAACCCAACGCTATCGCAGCAATGGGAACCGTCAGGGCTGCAAACGCAGCCGGGATAGCGACCAAACCGCCAGAAATCAAGGCCAACGCCGGGGCGATCAAAGCCAGAACAGCAACAGCGATCATGCCGTTCTGCCCAAGCCGCACGAAAGCCTTACCAGCATTGATAGCGGCTGAACCGACCTGATAAAGACTATTAGATACCGCTTTGAAGCCGCCTGTGCCAAGTATCGCCAAGCTGCGGCTGAAACCGATCTTGTCCCAGTCGATCTTGTTAATCTCAGACAGTTCAATCTTCGGGCGTAAAGTTATCTCAAGTTTCTGCTGGGCCAGATTATTGAAGAACTCTAGCCGCTTAAACTCCGCGAAATCATCGTCAACTTTCTTTTTGAACTCTGCAAGTTCACGTTTCGCGTTAGCGACATCGAAGTCCAGTTTGACTTGTGAACGGATCTCTTTACTGAGAAGGTTCTCGCCGTACCCGAAATCGCGGGCTTCTCGGTAGAAGTCCTCGATGTCCTGCCGCAAAGCGGCAAGTGTTTCTTTATCCTGTTTCGGGTCAAGAAGCGATAGTTTCTTTTTGAAGACTTTTTCGGCTTCCTTGAAGCCGTCACGAAGTTCCTCGTTGTCCACAGTTAAAGGCAGGTTTGCCTCAAACTCGGTAATCAGAGACTCGAACTTGTTCAGATACCTGCGTTTGAACCGGTCAAGGTCAACGTCGATCTGAACCTTGGCTTTAGAGCCTTTAGCGGCACCCTGGATGTCCTTGGCGAGCTTTTCGGTGCCGGTGGCCTTAGCTTCAACCTCAGCCTTCAGGTTCTTTGTAGATTTCTCGATATCGTCAGTGAGTTTCTTACCGGAATCCTTCAGGCGGGCATCAACATCAACAGCAACCCGACCCCGAAGCTCCCGCTCAACCTGCTCAAGCTTCTTTTTCAGGTCTTCCCGAAACCGATCCAGGTCAGGAACAACCCGGATAGAAACCCGACCGACCTCTTTACCACCCGCACCCGCCACAACTACTCCTTACCCGCCAACTTTTGAGCCGCAATAGCCGCAAACAAACCCGAACCAGCCCTCTTAACAACAGCACCCGGAATCGGAAACGGCTCAGGCGGCTTAGGGCGAGACTTAGAATGAGCAGCCACATACGTGAACTGCAAAGCCCTCACAGCGTTAACAGTCGCAGCCGCGATATACCTCGAAGCGTCCCAACCCCGAAACTCAGGGCCACCACGACGCTCCGCATTAAACCGGCAATCATCAGGCAAACCACGAACCAACGCCAAAACAAACAACGGCGTCAACGGGCGAACAGGATCAAAAACATCCCGCAAATCCACCCCATAAAACTCAAGCAGATCAGCGGCCAGATGCTCACCGAACTCATCAATCAGTTCGGCGAGCCCTCGGCTTCCCCCGCCTGCGTGCCGTCCATCCACCGCGAAAACACCCGCAGTGTCAAAGCCAAATCTTCCTCAATCGACTCCACCAACTGCCGGCCAAGCTTCTCGCTATCAGCCACCAACGGCAGAATCCGCAACGCGATCTGAGCCGACTTCTCAGTAGCAGCCAAACCAGCATCATCGCCCTCAGCTTTTTGGGCGTCGGACAACTCATCGAGCAGACCGTAGATTTCCTCACGGTTCTTGCGGGGCACCCGCAGCAGGTTCCGCAAAGTGACAGTCTTACCGTCACCCAACTCCACCTGGCACGGTGCGAACTCCCGCTCAATTTCTTCCCTCATCGAATCGAGGGTAAACACATTGGACATGGCGAACCTTTCAAAAAGTTTGTGGCGGGCCTAGATTGGCGGGTCAAAGGGAGGGGGAAGGGACGGCCCGCCAAGACCACTTCCCCCTCCCGGCCTATCCTCAGACGAACAAGTCCTTGTTGATCCAAGAGAACTTGACCTCAGAGTTGTACTTCAGGAACGTCGCCCGAACAGGCAGTGACGCGAACTCGTCGGTTGCCATTTCGATAGCGTCGTCACGGCGGAACGACGCCTTGTGGGCGTGGAAACCAACCTTGTTGGCACCGTCAACCACAAGGATGAACAAAGCCTTCTCCACCGGCACGGTGGTACCACCGGCTACACCGAACGCACCTGGGGTGCCCGCAAGGCCGTCCTTGCCGTAATACAGTTCCAGCGCACCGTTATCGAACTGGTGCAGCTTGAAGGTCAGGTAATCCTGAACCGGATCGGTTTCGACCTCGCGCAGCGACTCGTTCTGCCACGTCCCACGAACCTCCAAATCCCCACCGTCATAGCCGAACTCGGGTAGGTCGGACCGGCTGGTATGGCCCACGTTGACCCACGCCACAGGCAGTGGGGCCTTCGGATCGGCAACCACCGTCGAACGCCCAGCCTTGCCGCCAGCGGCGTCATCATCGACATCCGGGGTGACCCCAGCATCAGGGGCTACCTCACCTTCACCCAACGCTTCACGAATCAGCTTCGGCAAATCCAGAGCGGCAAGCTCAACAGGGGTCGGTGCAGCAGTACCGACCGGGGCCGTGAAAATGAACCCGGTCGCAGCAGTCAACACTGCTTTATCATTGATTGGCATATCTAATTACTCCTGGTTATATGAGTGAAGGGGGTCTAACCCCTAGTGCTATAAGCCCCTGGACCCGCCAGGAATCTTGAAAAAGGGACGAGAACTGGGTGGCACCCATCGTTTCCTTGATGGAGTGCAGGTACCCGGCCTCGGTTTGTTTCTGAGTGAGAACAGCGTCGTACAGCACTTCTAGTGCGTCCTCGTACAACTGCTCAGTTTCAACCAAACCCGCTATGCCGAAAGAGGTCAACTCGATGATCGGCATGGCTAGTTGGGTTGGCCGGCGGTCGTGTCGCACACCGCCGATCCTGCGAACATTCAGCAGAGGGAACTCCCGATAGTCAATGTCTTCAACCCAAGAACTGACTTTCACATCGGGAAAAGCTTCCCGCAGGATGGGGATGACGATTGCTTGGATACGTGGTATCCGCGACATGTTCACTCCCTTCCTATGCTTGTATGTACGCCCCGGTCATGATGTAAAGCCCAAATGGGGCTTTGGTTTTGACGTGGGAGAGTCTTCCTCCGGGTCCGAACACACCAGAAGGTGCGTGACCGTATTCCAACGCCATAGCGCCCATCTTGTACGCCTCCAAGTTCACGAAAGCGTCCACAGCGCCGTCCTCGACGGTGATCTTCGTTTTGTTGCCGGGGTCCGCGATCTTGAACCACTGTGTCGAAGCCCGCGCTGAATCCAGCCGCACTTCCGCGATCCTGCCGATCCTGCGTGCCTCAGACTTAACCTCGTTATGCACACCGGGCATGTTGGCGACGATCCCGTTCAACACCTTTTGCGAATACAGTTGCGCCACTAAAACCTCCGCAACACATACGTCAAATGCGCCGTCCTCGGAGAAGCCCTGAAATGCATCGCATCCCCGTGGACAGCCCACCGAACACCCATCCACTCAACCTGAGACTGGGCACCCAACACACACTTAAACCCGCGAGGGAAACGAAGCGAATACATCTTCTCCGTTTCAAAACCCTCGTTGTCCTGCTCAGCCCTACGGGCAGAAGTGCCGGACTGGCCTATCGGCTGGATACGAGCCCTGGCGTGGAACCCGCACTTAGCAGGCTGGGTTTTGATGTTCCCGTCAGCGTCCTCAACAACTTCCTCCGGGTAAACGATCACACACTGGTTACCACGATCCAGAAGACTCACAACAGCCCCCTTAGAGCACCTTCGGCGGCGCGTTCACGTTGACAACCAAAGCGCCAGCAGCGAACTTCGCTCCACCACCGTGCATGATCGTCAACAAGTCGGGCTGCGGCTTGCGATCCTCGAAGATGACGATGCGACGGCCATCCTTGTCGGACGCCTCCCACAAAACCTTCGCTGGTCCACCGGAACCGGACTGCACGTATGTGCGGGCCGGGGTGGTGGCTACAGAAGACACACCCAGATAGCGGCGGTCCCCATCGAGCTTGGGGAAGGTGGTTTTGTCGTTGCTGCCGCTACCACCGGCCCATCCCGCTGACGCGCTCTGAACCCAGTTGCTTACCGTCACAGAGTTTGAGGCGAACGTGTACGTCGGATTACCGGCACGGCCAGTCAAATTCAACCCGGTAGTGCAAGTGACCACAACCTCCTGCGGACCCTGACCCGGTGTGATCGGCAAGTCGTAGTACTGCACCGCGCCGCGAGTCGCATCAGTGGCGCTGCCGCCGGTCAGGAACTCGTTGCGGTAGGTCATCGTCTTGCCGCCGTAGGTGACTTTGATCGTCCACTGCGAACCACCAGGAACCACAGACGGGATCGTGTAGGCCAGGAACACGAAGGCGTAATCGTCATGCTCACCGGGGGTGTGCATGTACCGGTTGCCCATCGTGTTCAGTGGCGTGACAACGTACTCGCCCTCACCGACAGCGGTGTTGGAGACACGCACCAACGCTGGGTCAGGTAGCGCCAAACCGCCGCCGGCGGCTTCCAGGGCCTTCAGCGCATCGGCAGCGGCAGCCCGAAAATCAAGGCACGCCGGATGGACTGCTGCTGTGGTGACTGCTTCGATCTTCTTGTCAATCA